AAGCGTTCCCCTGGTTGCTGGATGATGCAGAGGATTACATGGAGGAGAACTACTAATGAGAACTGTGGGTAGCTTGTTCGCTGGAGTTGGCGGCATGGAGCTAGGGTTGCAGGCTGCTGGTTGGGAGGTGAAGTGGCAGGTCGAACAGAACGAGTATTGCCAGAAAGTCTTAGAGAAACACTGGCCCGACACGCCACGGTGGGACGATGTAACTACATTCCCCCCACCCGACTGGTCGAAAGAACTACTCGAAGTAGACATGCTATGTGGAGGCTGGCCGTGTCAGGATATTTCTAACGCCGGAAGAAAGAAGGGACTAAAGGGAGAAAGGAGTGGACTGTTCTATGAAATCATTCGCTTGGCTAGATACATCAGACCCCAGTGGTTGTTGTTGGAAAACGTATCAGGCTTGCTTAGACGGGGAATGGGAGAAGTTCTCAGGAGCTTGGCCGAGATCGGGTACGATGCAGAGTGGCATTGCCTATCCGCTGCCGCCTGTACCGGCGCGCCCCACGTCAGGGACAGATGCTTCCTCATCTGTCATGTGGCCAACACCACAAGCATCGGACAACAGGAACCGGGGACACCTGGGAATGCCCGCAATCAAACGCCGGTTATTACTAGGGAAGCAGTTGAATCTTTCAATGGTAGTGTCCGACACCTCTGGGAATCTGAATCCGAACTGGGTCGAGTGGCTACTCGGATTCCCAACAGGCTGGACCGACTTACAGGACTAGGTAACAGTTGTGTACCACAGGTTGCAGAGTTCATCGGGATGTCAATTTTGAAATTCGATAAGGAGAGAAGGGATGAAAGAGGACTCGCAGATAGAAAACAAGGCACGCAACCTGATGCTCTATATGGAGAGGGCTGAGAGGACATTGAGTCTTGTGAAACTCAAGGCTCCTGCCGTGATTGTGGCTAACGATATACGGATGGTCAGGGAGTCGGCTTCCCTGCTGGAGGAGATGGCCGGGGCTGAGTGGCAGGAGGTTATCAACCAGGCACACGATGACCTGCTGGCTTACAAGGAAAGCATAGAGGGGGAAGAATGATGTACGACATAGAACTGTGGGGCTTTGTAATAGCAGCATCCATACCGCTGCTGCTGTCCCTTGTGCAATGGGCAGAGGAGAAAACCTGGTAAGGTTTCATTCCTTTCCTTGCTGGTTGTTTCGTTTTGCACTTGTGTTAATATGGAAGGGAGTAACATGGATGAATTCACAATGGGGCGGGTGACGTTCGCACTCAAGTCTGCCGAGGAGATACTTGATGCGGAAACGACAGCCGACATAACCAAGCAGTTCCTCATCAGGAACGCATGGGATATGACCAGGCTTGCACTCAAAAACCTGCAACGCCTGGAGCAATACCAAAGAGAACACCAGGTTTCGTCAGGTGTGTATACAGAACATAACGATTCTACGGAGGAAAGATGATGTCAGATTCCCGACGCTCCATACCCGTGAGGGAGGAGTTGGCGCAGCGAGTAAAGATTGCAGCGGTCATTGCCAATACGTCAATGTTTGCAATCATGAACGACCTGATCGAGAAGCATATCCCTGAGTACGACCTCGTTGGCCGTACACCAGATGGGGATAACGAACCGTTGGATGTAACCGACAAACCTTTTTAGGGAGAGTGAGATGGGTAAGAAGCGAACTGTCGCACAGCGACAACGAATGAGTGCAGCGCAGAAGGAACGCTGGCGGCGCAAGCAAGCCTCCAGTCCAGCTACCATCAGCCCAGTAGATGCAATCATCTACGCAAGAAAGCTGGTGAATGCTACCAACGGTGATGCAAAGATGGCAGCCAAGATTGTGGAAACAATCGGTAGCACCTCTTGAGTATCCTGTATGCTTCTGCTACCCTTGGCGGTAATAATTACCTAAGACCGGAGGATGTACGATGTCTGATATGAATGTGGTTGTGTTGGCCGGGCGCCTTGTGGCGGACCCTGAGTTGACACAGGTTGGTGAGAACAACGTGGCGAACTTCGCTATAGCTGTTCACGATTTCAAGGGAGGCGAGGAGTTCACGAATTTTTTCGACCTCTCAGCATGGGGTAAGCTGGCTGAGACAGTCAGCACCTACCTCGTAAAGGGCCGCTGGGTTATCGTTCGCGGTAAGCTGCGGCATGAGACATGGGAGAATGAAGGCCAGAAGCGGAGTCGTGTCCGTGTCTTGGCCCAGGATGTCCAGATGTTGCCAGTAGGCAGCAAGCCTGAGACGGCGGAAGTGGCCGAGGAAAGCCCCTTCTAGGTGTAACGTGGGGGGCGGATGCCGCAGGACTCACCAACTAGTCCTTTGGGTATCTTGCCCCCCGCCTTTTTACTATGGAGAGTAAAATGCAGTACATGATTGTGGCACATGACTGGATGGCCGATGTTATGCGAGAGGCTATCGGACCCTTCGCATCAAAGGAGTCAGCCATCGACTACACCAAAGATATTGTGAAGGACGGTGACTCACCAGGGCTGAACTTTCTGGTGACACCGCTTAATCCCCCGCACGACTTGCCGGAAATCGAGAAGTTCTCACCCAAGCTCAAGCCGGGCGTGGCTATGATCGCCCTGGTACACTACGATGCCGAAGCATTACTGGCACTCAGCACACAGTTCAAGGGTGTGCTTAACGGAGAGCCACCTGACTTCGACGAACTCAAGCAACACCTCTGCTGTGGCAGGCTGGTGAGACGAACCGATGATACTGTCACAATCAAAGGCATGGATGGCAACGTGACCATCCCACTGGAGCATGTACTCACGGTAATTTATGGAATCTAAGGAGGCTGTCATGGCTAACAAGGGGATGCCCACAAAGAAACGAACAACCAACAGGGAAGTGATGGAGAAACTTACCATCATCGAGGGGAAGGTAGAGGAGATCGACTCCGACGACCTCAGCGAAAAGCAGGTCGAGCTTCAGCGGATGTTGGAGGAAGTCCAGCAGGCACTCATCCGGGTAGTGAACCAGTGGGACTACCAGCTTAACTACCACCGCAACGCACTGGCCGAAGTCATCGGTCGGGTTGACCTTATCACGGGAGCAATTAGTGAATCCGTGCCATCCGGGGACGAACAGGTATCCGCCTTCCCGGTGACACAAGAACGAGAAATGCCAGCAACCTCAGAGGATGAAGCCTCCCAGCCGCCTCCATCTGAGTAGCTGGCCCAGTGTCCCGGCCCTGGGGGTTTAACTCCTTTTCCTCCTGGGGCTGGGCACTCTTATTTTACCATGAGCTACAACCCGGATCATTACACTTATTCCGACATACAACCCTTCGATGTAGTGCAGGCGTGGGACTTGAACTTCTTTGAAGGGAACATCGCCAAGTACCTCTGCCGGGCAGGGAAGAAGCCTGGGGTTGAAAGGCTAACAGACTACAAGAAGATGCAGCGTTACCTTGAGGAGATGATTGACATGGAGGAGAAACGATTATCTACGGATACGCCATAAAGTTCGGTGAGGAGGAACTCCGAGAACAGAAGGAGGAGATCAGGGCATACGCCGATAACCTGGATGGCAGGTTCGGAGGCACGTTTGTGGACTACGACCTCTGTAAATACTGGATGGACAGGCCAGCAGCACACAAGCTGGGTGTCATGTTGAAAGGCGGAGACAGTGTGATTATCACCGACTCCACCTACGCCTTTAGAAACTCGTTTGATTTTTCCACGGCACTCACAACACTTACGTCACGGACAATCTTCCTCCACTGCATCCGCCCACCGATGAACCCCACGACACAAAGCTACCCCTGGCTTGTGATGATGGTACACAACATCAGCCGCATGACTCGCGATGCCATGCAGCGGCACGCCGCCAAGAGATACATGGAGAGAGAGGCAAAACAACACTCGTCTAAGACCAGGGAGGTCGAGTAAAATGATAAGGAACAACAAGAGGCGTAACCAAAAGGCTACTGATATCCCCCGCACAACAGACAAACGCGACGACAAGCAGGACCACAAGCTGGACAAGGCTGAAGCTAAGGAAGGAAAGATCCTGGCCAAGGCCGAGCTTTCAAAACAGAAGGCCGCCAAGCGGCGCGCCTTGCTGTACCTAATTCTGGCAGGACTAGGTGCATATTTTTTGCTGAAGGGTTCAGCGGGCAGCGGTATCATCGAGTCACTTAAATCTAAGTTAGGAATGTAAGATGAACACAATCATTGACAAGCTCAAGGGCATGGCCCCCGGCTTCCTCAAGCTGATCTTCTCCAAGCGTGCTGTCTCTGCGGCAGTGACAGCGTTCTTCGTCACACATGCAGAGGACTATGGCGTACCAACCGAGTCGGCAATAGCCGTGGCCGGGGTTGTGGCGGCACTTCTGATTGGCGATTCGATCAGACCAATTAATCCAGACAAGTAAATGCACGTACTCGATTCAATGGACTGGGGGACAGTCAGCGCGACTGGCCTGCTAGGGTGGTATCTCTGGTACAGTACCAAGGTGCTGATGCCCAGGCATGAGGAGCGCATTACCAGAATGCAGGAAGCATGTAGCGAGGAGCTTCGGCGACAGCGTGATCACTACGAAGACCTGCTCTCGGACATGCAGGACAAGCATGACACTCGACACCGCGAGATTGTTTCCGCACTGGAGAGAATCGCAACAAGACTCGATAAGTAATGTATGATGACTACAGGCTGAAAGACCTGATGACCGTCAAGCAAGCAGCCCAGCAGCGAGGCGTTACCACCGGACGTATACGCCAGATGCTCAGGGCCGGGACGCTAGGCGGTGTGAAGGTTGGTGACGTGTGGCTTATACCCAGGAAAGAACATAATGCTGATCTTGACTAGACGGTTAAGAGAAGTCATCACGGTGGGTGACGATGTTGAATTGCATGTAATGGAGATCACGCCTGACCGGGTTAAGATCGGCATCAAGGCACCAGATAACGTGGCTGTTCATCGCAAGGAGGTCGCAGAACAGATCGCTGCAAAACTTACGGATGGGACTAATAGGAAATGAACTTGGCCTGCGGCCAGACGAGGCGAGACGCACCGGAGAAAAGGTGATAGCACACCTGATTCGTGGCAACTATGAGGCTGCGCACGTTGCTATCTCGCGTGCCGAATTCACAGTACAAGACAAACCGAACAGTACGCTGGGCAACACCCCGCTGGCACAGGCAGAGTTCTGCACCAGAACCCTGAACCTAATGGAACGTCATGGTGTAATAACCTTTGGCGACCTTGCCAGGAAGGTGGCCGAGAAGGGCGAAGAATGGATCCTCAAGGTTCCCGGCGGTGGAGAGGGGACACTCCACGAAGTGAAGCAGATACTACATTATGAATTGATGCGGCGCAAACAGTAACGCTCATGGAAACTGCCCGCCAAGGGACTTCCCGTGCGTTATCTATTCAAATACTATGACCTTGTGAGGGATAGCCAAGTCCTCACTCGATGTGTGATCTACCTCAAGGCAGGCCACACATACATTTACATTTTCAACGCGAAGACTGCACACAGGTGCATGGAAAAGGTCTTCGCAGATGGCATGGATGATGACCTCAACCTCACTATTGATGAGGCCGGGGCTATCGTAACCCCTATGGAAAGTTTGATAGATGAAAACTATTATCGCTGACACAGCAGACTACTTCGACCGGGACGAGATTTCTAACTCAATGATGAAATACTTTCAGGAGTCTGGCTCCTGGTCGTATCACCATCGCCACAATCTCAAGACCCTGGCTGATGATTTTAGCAGTGATGCCCTCCGCATCGGGACAGGCTTTCACAACTATGTGGAGTTCATGGCAACTCCCGGTAAGGACTCCAAGGTATCAGACTATGTGGTTATCCTGCCCGACTTCATAGATGACGAGCCCCTGAACCTACGCAAGAAAGCACACCGGGAACTGGTGGCCGACTGGAAGGAACTGGCAGGCAATGTACCCTGCCTGACCGCAGAAGAAATGGCACACGTTACCAAGATGGTAGCATCCATGTGGGATAACCCTGCGGCACATGAACTTGTCACCGCTGCCCAGCCAGACTACTGCGAGGTTGTCTGCACCAACGTACTTCAGGGGGTGGCCGTCAAAGCCAAGGCCGACCTGGTACTCGGCGACACCATTGTGGATTACAAAACTACCCGGCACGCTACGAAGCGATCCTTCCTCAAGGATGCTGTATGGAAATACAAGTACCACCGGCAAGCCGCACACTATCTGGATGTGTTTGAGGCAAAGAAGTTCATCATCATAGCGGTGAGAAGCTTTGAGCCTTACGAGTCAATCGTGTACGAGGTTCCGAGTGACCTCATAGCAGAAGGGAGAGAAGCTAACTACCAAACGCTCGACGCTATTAAGGATTGTAGAGACATGGACTCTTGGCATTCCCCAGGGTGGGGAAGCGTTACTCATTTACTGGAGGACAATAAGCATGGATAAGAACAGCATGACACTATGGGATCAGGTCAGTGTGACTGACCCGGCAACCACCAAGCGAGTTAATCAGCGGGGTGGCTTCACCGCCATCGACGCTCAGGCTCAACTCAAGAAGGCGACCGAGGTGTTTGGACCCTATGGTTTTTCGTGGGGACTTCGTGATCTCTGCTTCGATAACGTCTACGACCCCGATGGTACAATCGTGGAGATCACCCTGATGGCAGAGTTCTACTACCCGCACGGGGATGAGGTGGGAACCTTCCCGCTGTCCAATGAGATCAAGTACCGACCTGGTGATGAGTGCCGTAAGAAACTTGTCACTGACCTGCGGAGCAAGTGCCTCTCTACACTTGGCTTTAATAGTGATGTCTTCGAGGGGAAGTTTGATGACAACCGCTATGTGGATAACCTTAACGGCACCAAGGGGTTGGTTGAAAAGTTCAACCGGGCGTTAGCTGCCATGCGGCAAGCCGATAGTCTGGAGCAAATCCAGAAAATCCAGAGCCACTACAAGGGGATGGCCTTCAGTGTCGATCAGATGATTGACCTCGACCAATCCTTCCAGGCGGCCCATGAGAGAATCGACGAACGCGAAGCAATCCAGCAGGGGTAGAGTGTAAAATTGTAGTAGCTGGGAGGCTACTACATGCTCTACCTTGTTGTACTGCTTGCGCCACTGTCATCCACCACGGACGACACGGTGGCCGTTATTGAACTTAACCATGTGTGTACCTCCAACTGGGAGCATAGGTTTGACCAGTTTATCTTTTGGGAATTCAAGCACCACCTTGACCCGCAGGGTGAGCGACCAACGTGGTCGTACCATGTGCGTGACTGGCGTATGGCTAAGCCAGAGCAATACAGGCTAAGGAAGGAGAAGGGCAAGTGGGTACTAATGCTGTGGGATAACGGTGTCCTTCGTAAGATACAGAGCGTGAGCTTTCGGGAAACCACGGGGAACTGCGACCGTGAGATACTGGAGAGGCAACGTCTTGCTATAGAAAATCGTCGCAAGCTAACACCCTAACAGAGGAAGCAGAAATGAAAAACATCTTGTCCCTGGGGGCTGGCGTTCAGTCTTCCACTGTTCTCTTGATGTCGTGCGTAGGTGAACTGCCAAAGCTGGATGCCTGTGTCTTTGCAGACACGGGCTGGGAGCCAAAGGCAGTGTACGACCAGCTTGAGTGGCTAACCAAATTTGCTGGAGAACACGGCATCCCCATTGATGTTGTCAGCACAAGTAATATCAAACAGGATGCCCTTACCAGCCAGCGAAAGGGGAAGGGAGAGGGCAGTAGCCGGTGGGGGAGTATGCCATACTACGTCCTCGGCCCTGATGGGGAGAAAGGAATAGTTCGCCGCCAGTGTACCTATGAATACAAGATACGGCCCATCGAAAAGTGGATAAGGAAGTCTGTCATGGGGTTAAAACCCCGGCAGCACGCCCCCAAGGAAAGGGTTATCAGGCAATGGTTTGGTATATCCCTTGACGAACTCGAACGAATGCGAGAGCCTCCCCATGTATGGCATGAATTCTGGTATCCCCTAGTTGAAAACCGAATAACCAGACAGCAATGCCATGAGTGGCTAGAGGAAAATGGTTTCCCGCAGGCACCCAGGAGTGCGTGCATAGGCTGCCCATTCCATAGCAACAAGGAGTGGAGGCATCTAAAGAACGAGTCTCCAGAAGAATTCCAAGAGGCAGTAGAGTTTGATGAGAACATGAGGAACTGTGAGGGAATGCGTGGCCAACTCTTTCTTCATAACAAAAGAGAACCTCTCTCTCAGATTGACTTTCGTTCAGATACAGACAAGGGGCAGCAACTCCTCTTTGAAAGCGGCATGATCGACGAGTGCCAGGGAATGTGTGGCATGTAATGGAAGAAGTGAAAGCCTGCCCCTTCTGCGGGGGCAAGGCCACAGTGGATGACGGTGCAGAGGGACACTTTCTTGCTACCGTAACGTGCAAGACATGCGGGGCATTCATGCCCGGCAGCATTGTTACCGCTGCTATCCGGCAGTGGAATCGTAGAGAACCTGTAACCCAGGAGGGGGAGCCATGACTAACGATCTAATCGAAGCCCAGACAGTACCACAGGATGACGGGTTCGGACTAACAGCCGTCACGCGACTATACCATGCGAAACTCCACCGGCTCGCCAAAGAAATGGGTACACAAAAGGCAGTTGCCAAGTACCTTGGAGTCTCAAGCTGCCTGTTCAATCAGTGGGTAAACCTGAAGAACCTACCCCCGAAAGAACCACATGATCGTGGTCGCAAAACTCTTTGGCGGAAGCCTTTCTTTGATGAGGTAGAGAAGAAGTTATTTGAGTTGACCGGCGAAACCTGGGATGAGTTGTGGCCACAGGAATTGCGGGATGCTGTGGAGATCAATGGACTTATCACACAGAAGGAACAGCTTATCACAGTTGAGCCCCAGCAACTCCTCACATACGCCCGCGAAGAAGCAGCCCGGTTGGAGGCAGTAGACCCAACCAAGTCAGCAGAGATCAGCGAGTTACGAGAGTCACTGGCCCGGGCGCTGAAACATCTTAGCTACCGGGAGCGTGAGATCATCAAGCTAAGGTTCGGCATAGGCCATGACCATGCATACACGCTCCAAGAATGCGCCCACATCTTCAAGATGACTCGCGAACGGGCAAGGCAAATCCACCTCAAGGCAATTAACAGGATACGGAGATACGCTCCTGAGTTAGCACAGCATTTGCCAGAGGGGGATGATGGAACTATTGATGAACGTGAGTGTGACTCCCTAACTTGGATGGAGAACGCTGAATATGCAAACAACAGCGAATGAAGATAGAGACGAGATTACATACGATTTCATAGATAACCTAAGTGACCGCCTTCATGAGCAATGGACGGTGTTCCTTGAGGGGTTTGGGGCGGCCTTTAAGATGTCCGGGCTGACCCACATGCCATGTGACGTGACGATGATTTTTGATTCGTACATGGAGTTCGTAAAAAAGAGGCTTGATGAGGAGGGTTGGACTGATGAGCCAGCAGACAGACGCTCTGAGCAAAGGAAATGGTTGGGACATGCAGTGATGCTCGTTCGTGACTTCCCTAGCTGGTCAAATGCCAGGATTGCAAGAGAGGTGGGCAAGCACCCATCAACCCTGTGTCGTAGCAGTGAATTTCAAGCGGTCGCAGATCAATACCGAAATGGCACAGGAGATAAGGAAGGAGAATGAGCCAGACAGAATGTTACGCCTGCGGTGATCCTGCCGTGACCATCAAGGAACTTTACGGTCGCGCCGTTAGGGCGTCACTGGCAGCCAGCGAGGATGATTGTCCTGCTGTCCCAAAGCCTGTCTGCATGGGCTGTGGCCTGGAGATTCACTTCAACACAGTAACAACACGCATGAACCTCAACAACGGAACTGGGGGAGGCAGGCGTATTATCGAAAAACCAGGAGGACTTTAGACAAGGAGGAAAATGAATGAACCAAACATACCTGAGAGGGTTTACTGCTGATGAGCCAAGCGCACCTGATGCCTCTGGCTTTGTCGAAAGACCGTACCAACGCAACGCACGCATCGCTGTGGAGTCGGCGCTCGGTGATATGGATGCCGTTATCGTGGAGATGGCGACGGGCCTGGGCAAAACAGAAATCTTTACCCAGCTAATGAGCCGCTGGGAAAGAGGCAGGTGCCTTGTCATCGCCCCGCAGATTACTCTGGTGGCTCAAGCAGCACAGAAGATCGCCCAACGTACCGGCGTGTACCCAGGCATTGAGCAAGCACACAACTGGTCCGATGAGTCGGCGTGGAACCGTAGCCCCTTCGTCGTGGCCAGTAAGGATACCCTGGTGCGTGGCCGCTACAAACGGATAAAGGATGTGGGACTGGTCGTTGTGGATGAAGCACACCTGTCCATCACCAAGAGTTGGGCCAACCTCCTTGACCACTTCATGGGCCTCGGAGCCAAGGTGCTAGGTGTCACCGCCACAGCCAAACGGCACGACCGCAAGAGCATGGCCAACCTCTACGAGGGCTGTGTCTACCAGTACGGTATCGTGGATGGCATCCAAGATGGCTGGCTGGTCAACGCCCAAGCCCGTTGCATCCGCCTTCAGTCTCTCAACCTCTCGGAAGTTACCATGTCCTCCACTACGATGGGCAGGGACTTCAACCAGATAGACTTGAGCCAGCAGCTAGAGAAGTACGAAACCATCTACGAGATCGCTGAGATAGCAGCGAGGGAGACACGGGGACTCAAGACCGCTATCTACTGTGCCAGTGTCGCAGAGGCACAGATGGTATCTGAGAGGCTCTCAGACAGCTATGGAGTCAAGTCAGCGTGGATATGTGCCGATACCAATAGATGTAGCCCGCAACAGCGACACGACGCACTGGAGTCCTTCACCAAAGACCCTGATGGCGTAACACATCTCTGCAATGTGGGGATTCTCACCACAGGCTGGGACTTCCCCGGCCTTGAGTGTATTATCATGGCCCGGCCAACAAGATCCAAGATGCTCTACACACAGATATTCGGACGTGGCACACGGCCCCTGGAAGGGACGGTAGACTTCGCTGGCTCCACTGCCGAGTCACGCTGCGAAGCCATAGCAGCCAGCCGCAAGCCCCACTTCAAGATGATTGATCTCGTAGATGTGACGCTTGCCCACAAGATTATGACATCCCCGGATGTAATGAGTGGCACCTGGGGAATCGAGACTGTCGAGAAAGCCAAGGAAGCTCTTGTCGAATCTGATGAAGCCGTCGAGATAGACGAAGCACTCCGGGCTGCACAGAAACAACTGCAACTTGAACAGGAACAAAAGGCACGGGAGGAACGCGCCCGTGTCGCAGCCGAAGCACTATACAAGTCACGTTCGGTGGACCCCTTTGGTGACACCCCGGAAGGGGACGTCAAGACAAAAAACAAACGGGGCGCGAGGTTCCCGTTTGGACGCTTTCGCGGGGAGCTTGTTCGGGACACGCCGACGTGGTACTTGAGAGGCTGCATGGACGGTAAGCCACAAGTCACAGCAACATGGTTATGGAAATCCATATCTAGGGAACTGGAGAGCCGATGATCTTTGCCAAGAAGGTAACAGACGAAGCAGGAATGATATGGTGGCTGTTCTTCGAGAAGGACTCAGAGTCTTCACCCCTGATGATTATGTCAGGCGCCCAGGCCCAACGATTCGTAGAGGAATACGAACGCGAACTCATGGAGGAAAGCAGTGAGGATAATCCTGACTAAGACCCAGCGAGAGTATGCCGACAACGTAGGAATTAAGAGGCAGGCATACAACAACAGCATAAATAAGGCAGACGCCTATGGCTTCAAGGGGGATGGCACAGCCATTCATGTCGATGGAGCGAGGGCAGAACTCGCTGTCGCTCTGGCCCTCTCTAAAGACTGGGCCGACTTCGCCAAGGACTATGACAAAATCGTCGCAGATGTTGGCACTAACATCCAGGTTCGCAGCACGAACTACAGACATGGCAACCTGCTGCTCCACCCCAAGGATAGAGATGACCAGGTATTTGTATTGGTCAAGTCGCATGACTTCCCCACAATGGAGGTTGTCGGCTGGGTGCTGGGCAAGGATGCCAAGAAAAAAGTGTACTGGGAAGACGGGTCACAACACAAAGCCTTCACCGGGCGGCCCTGTTACCGCTACCCGCACACCAAACTTAACCCGATGGATTCCCTTGAAGACACAGAGACGTAACTGGGCGCTCGAACATCCCACTTGCTGGATGTGTAACAACAAAACCTACCGGGGATTCCCCCTTGAAACCCATGAGATTGAACGCCGCTCGCAGGCACCCAAGCGATGGTTGCATACATGCAACTACTTTCGGACCTGCAAGAAATGCCACATGGATGACCTGGCTGCCATGCCCCATGCGCAGCAGCTTGCCTACAAGCAGAAACACGACCCTGATAACTATGACCTGGATGCGTGGCTCAGGCTTCGTGACCCTGACCTCAAAGCTCCGCATCGCGTTACCCAAGGAGAAGTGGACGAATGGACTCGAAAACTGTTCTGCTAAACTTTCCGTGGCCGCCAAGCGTAAACACTTACTGGCGTGCGCTTCCCACTGGACGAGTAATACTCAGCGCAAAGGGGCGTGATTACCGCAATGAAGTCTGCGAATACGTTATCGCAGAAGGGGTCCGCCACCATGCCGAAAGGCTAAAGGTGGAAATCTACGCATTTGTTCCTGACAGGAGACGGCGGGATCTAGATAATATACTCAAGGCATTGTTCGACGCTATGGAACACGCCGGGGTATATGAAGATGATGAACAGATAGACGACCTCCGCATTGTCCGTAGACCACGGATGAAGCCGGGTTGCCTAGCTATAGTAATAACCGAGTTGGAGAGCGGCTGGGATGACGAACTGGGAGATAGTCCCTAAAATTATTATCTGGGCATTCATACTCGTTGTCTTCATATGGGATGTTATCGCTAATTCAAGCGGTCACCATGAAGCCACCGTAAGCTATGTGCTGCTGACCACCAGCCAAAAGCATCCCGTCGTAGCTTTCCTGTTCGGGCTGCTGGCTGGGCACGCCTTCTGGCCCAACAAGTAAATATTGACCACCGCCAACCACCGCCAACCACCGCCAACCAAACCTAAAATAACACGCGATGGCCTTCCCCCCCGCAACAAACTACAATAGGTGAAACAAATCACCAGGAGAAGATAATGGCAATCACTGGACGTTCGATAGCGCAACCGGAGTATACGACGCAGAAAAACCATCTGCTCCACTCCTCCCTGGTGGATGGGCAGGCGTATGTTTGGGCAAACGCCACATACGATCCGGCTGCAAACGACACCATCCTGCTGGTGAAGAACACCTCCACTACGCAGAATCTACACATCGACCAGATATGGTGTCACTCAGATACAACAACTGTCGTCCGTGTCCATGTCCCAAGGGACGCCGCCAGCGCGGTAGTGACGCCCGCTGGGACAGCAGTTACAGGTGTATGCCTGAACTTCGCCAAAGGCAATACGGCCTCGGCAGACGCTAAGGCAGACGAAACCGATAATGATATTTCGGATGCGGCCACAAAAATTGTATGGGCAGGCTCTATTCCGGCAGACAACTCCACACCTGTGCTAATAAACAGTGGGCTGGTTATCTCCAGCCTTGAGTGTGTTGCAGTGGACTATGTGGCAGATGTCGGGGAAGCCTACGTCACTATCATTGGTCACTACGAGAACGCCTAATGGCAAGCGTCACAGTACAAGTAGAGGCCAA